GAAAATTTAAAAAAAAAATGGAAATGGCATTTAGTAATAGGAAACACGGTCGTGGCAAATTCGCAAATGAAGAGAAAAGAAAGGAAGGGGAAAAAAGATATATATCGCCACTAGAGAAAAAGGAACCTAGATTTGCCTTATATTGTAAAGAGTGCGCACCGACCAACAAAGTAACAACACTACCACCGGGTTATATAACAGGTACAGTGATAAGGTGGATTGCGAACCGTGGGTATGGGTTTATAAAGGGATCTGACGGGAAAGAATATTACTTACACGTGACTCAACTGAGCGGGTTTACTAATGTAAATAAGAATATGAAAGTATATTTCGAAAAATCTTCAAATGGTGAAGGCCCGGCAGCTAAAAATGTACACAAAGATAATAGAGGTGGAAGAAAAACACGCAAACTTAGAAAAAGAAGAAAGAAAAAGACAAGAAAAATGCGCAAACATATTTCAAAAAAAACACGCAAAAGAAAAAGAAGAAAATATACAAGGAAACAATAAATATATTATTAAAATTGATATAAATCAGTGTAATTTATATTAATTATAAATAGAAATGGAAGTTTACGGTTGCTTACACGACATGATTAGTGAAATAGAAAATAAAAATAATATAGATGATAATATAGGCGACAATACTAGCGATGAGAGCGAACTTCACAGTGATAGAGAGGACGACATCGAAGAAGAAAAACTGCCTATTTTAAAATTAAGAGGAAATAATGGAGGGCTTATTTTAATCGATCAGCATGGGCTAAAATATAATCCTAGATTAGAAGGTGCGGAAGTTTTTAAGATGTTATTTAAGATTAGCGACACAAATCCTTACGGTGATTACCCTATGATTACAAATAAAGAGGGTTATGTTACTTTATTTCAAGAACTACGAATTTCTAATCATCAATGGTATATTCTAAAAACATTTTTAGACCAAGGTATTGTACCGGGATATCGCAGGTATTTAGTAGATGGTGAAGGATATAGTTATGTAAACTCAAGTATGGAAGAGTTAAATAATGTATCTATAAAATTGGGAGGTATTCCTAGTGTAGAACAATTCTACAAAAACTTTTATGATGAAGATGAAAAATTTGCGGAAGATCATAAACCTTATAATCCGATTTGTCCTCTCGAGGATGTAAAACAAAAATATGAATGGTCTGGAACACACCAGTGCGGAGAATATTTACGCTGTTTCCAAATTCGACACGAGGGTATGGATGGTTGGTCTCTAGCAAATATAACAGAAGGCCCCGCCAAAATTTATTGGTATAAACGACTAAGAAAAATTACTCTAGATGCTGAAGATATTGAACTTATAAGCTCTGATATAGATACCACAGATACTGAATATGAATTTGATAACACCATAGATGTTATATATGATTCCGATTAATGAAAAAATATTAAATATAATTCTGTAATTACAAAAAGTATAATTAAAATATTTTTTATTATTAATTATTTTATAATACATCTTTTTTCTCTGATAATTCTATTTCTATAGAATTTTCCAGTGTTCTAGGAAGTAAGCGTTTAATTTCTTTATATACAATAGTTTCATTTCTTAATAAAGATTTTGCGAGTTTAATCATATGCTTTTTATGTTTGGTCAATAAATCCATGGTTTGTTGTTCAATATCCTGAGCTATATACTTACATCTAAACATAATGTCATTTCCTATGGCTTTGCCTATATTTCCCATAGCATCTATATTTATAGCTCCTATCGTATCATTCATGCCCCATCGAATACTATAATTATAAAGCAAACTAGATACTTTTTCTATATCATCACTAGCACCAGTTGAAACATTTTGATACATAATTTTTTCTGCGCATCTTCCTCCCAACAATACAGCAATTCTAGATAGAATTTCTTGTCTTACCATTAGTTTTTTATTTGTAGGTTTTTGTTGGCTAAAGCCTAATGCCGCTTCTCCTCGAGGTATAATACTTACTTTTATAGGCTGTTCAGTATATTTCAATATGTAACCCATTAAACAATGTCCTGCTTCATGATGAGCTACACGAGCCAACTCTTCTTTTGTCATGATTCTTTCTCGTTTTTCTCTACCAATCATAACTTCATCTATAGCCTCTTGTATATCGCTTTCTCGCAGCGTATTTTCTTCATTGTTATTTTGAATACCGTTAATTTTTGCCTGATTTGCTATATTAGCAATATCGGCACCTGAAACACCGGCAGTTCTATCTGAAAGTGTTTCATATGAAAGTCTCCTAGGAAGTTCAATATCTTTCAAATAAAGCTTATACATTTCTATGCGTTCTTCTTTATTTGGAAGGTCGAAATAAACCTTTTTATCAAAACGACCTGATCTAGTAAGGGCTGGATCTAAGAAACTAATTAAATTAGTTGCTGCGAATACCATGACATTATTTCTTTCTTCAAACCCGTCCATCTCGGTTAAAAGTTGATTGACTGTGCTGGCTCTTTCTGAATTATTATCAGCGCTTCTTTTTCGACCAACCGCATCTATTTCGTCTATAAAGATGATACAACTTTTTTTTCCTTTTGCTTTTGCGAATAAATCTCTTACACGTCTAGCACCAACGCCTACATACATTTCTATAAATTCAGATCCACTAGCACTTACTAGAGGTATATCTAGTTTTTTTGCCATTGTTTTGACTAGTAGTGTTTTTCCTGTTCCGGGTGGTCCTGCTAGTAAAATGCCTTTTGGTAGTTTAACGTCCCATTCTTTATATTTTTCACGATTTTTAATAAAATCCATGTAGTATCTTATTTCTTCTTTTACAGATTCTAATCCAATGACAGCATCTAAAATGTCTTTAGGTTTTTCTTTTTTCGTTTTCTTTTTCTTTTTTGTCGCGTTTTCATCTTTATTAGCCATAGCTATTAATATAAATAATATTAATATTATTAATATACCACTTCCATTATCAGGAGGTGGTTCTGGTGTGCTTTGAAATATTCCCATATAGTATTTACAACAAAAAATAAGATAATTAATATTTTTCAATTTTAAACACAAAACTTGTTTTGTTTAATGATTAAGATATATTTTATAGTAAAAGTAATGGGTCATAGCAATATTTTAAAATGTTTTGAATAGTTACAATCGGTAAAAATTTAATTTTAACTAATTCTCCTCCTATTATTTTTTGTCTTATTAATGCCATGTGAAATTTCATATATCTGTTTATAAATAGTTTTACTTTTCGAAAAGTTAGTTCGCGATTATGACCAAATATGGGTCTTATTATTGACGGATTTTTTCTTAGTCTGTATCCTGTAACAATTTCATTATCATTTATCCAATAACCCTCACCTTTATCTACTATTGGATGTCTGGGTTGTCGAGGTTGGCCAAAATTCCAAATATCAGATTCAGAATCTGAGTCGTAGTAAAATTTAACTTTATGTATTATATAAGCCCATTCGGATTTATAAAATCGTATATATTTATTTTTTATTATTTCATTATTGTAATCCACGTGTATGATTTTTTGTCTATATGTTCCAATTTTCGTTCCATATTTATCGGAAGAACATTTCATTTTTGATTATAATATATATTATTAATTATAATATGTATTATTTATAACTTTTCAATTTATAACCCCCATCTCCCCATCATTTGGACTTTATATCTATTTTTCTGGTCAATAAACCATCTCTTCTTTTTTGTATCCCATTTAGCTCCCATCTTTTTTGCTTCGTCTTTTTCTTCATAAGGAACATTCAAGTAAAGTTTCTTTTTAATATTTGAATGCGGAGGATTAATCACCCCTATGGAAAGATTAGCTAATCTATCTGCGTGGTCATTACCAATAGAATGTTCATCATCTAATCCTGTATGCGCTCTAACATGTGTAAATTTAATATTTTTATATTTTTTACAAAATCCATATAAAACTTTTACCATTTCTACATTGGGTATATCTTTATTTTTATTTTTCCAATCTTTTTTTGACATTTTCTCTCCATATGTTGTAGCACATCTGATAGAATATCTAGAATCTGAAAATATCATTACGGGTTGTCCTGCTTCTATTTCCTCGCGCAAAATTGTTAAAGCTTTAATAATAGCTAATAATTCAGCACGATTATTTGTTTGTTGGCCTGTGAAACTTTCACTTGTATTTCTTTCATCTTCTTCTCCAAACCAAATACCGAATCCTGCGCGGGCGTCAGGTTTTCCATTATTTTGACATGCACCATCGGTGTAAACATTAAGAACGGGTTGATTTGCTAGAGGTTTTTGGTTTTTTCTTATTACAAAATTTTCCATTATTGATATATAATATTAGTTATTAATTTTATATCAATTTATATACAAATTAACAGAATAAGTTTATCTACTAAATATATCCCATATAGAATCATACGGATTAGGTCTTTTTCTTGGATCTACAGGTTTATAATTTTGTCTATATGCTGTTTTTGATCCTCCTAATCTATTATCACTGGCTGCTTCTTGCCGATTATAGTAATTGGACATAATATCGTCTGAATTCATTTGTTCTTCTATTTCATTACCTCTAGGTCGAGATGTATTTTTTTTTAATACTCCATTTCTTGTAGGAAGATATTGACTATTAAGTGTATTATTAATTAGATTTGTTAAATATAATTTATCTTCTCCTGATTCATTTCTATCCATTTCGTAACGATATACTAATTCTCCAATATCTTTTAGTTCGTTATTGGTTATAGTGGGTAATGTGAAATTTTTTACTCTGGCTAAATCATTCATAAAATCTGTTCCGACTTTTAAATAATTTTGCTGTTTATTATTATCTAAACTAGATTCTATAACATTTTTAGTTACTGTATCTACAGTTATATGATTAAATAACCCGGGTCTAGTTTTAGCATATCCGTATTCATTTTTTGGCAATAGTATAGCGCCGCATCCGTTACAAGACTGATCTTTATTACTGTCATTTACCCATGGACATCTTCTGTATTCTTTACCATTTAATATTTCGTTTTGGCAATTATTTGAATCATATGCGGGGGGTCTACATCCATTAGGACACTCTCCGTCTCCTTTAATAACAACGTTATTGTTGCTCATTACATAATTACCATTTTGATTCGCTACGTTTTCATTTGAAGTGTTTTGTTGAGTGGCATGTTGTTGAGCCATTTGCTTATCTTGCCATACTGGTTCATTAGGAGCAGCGATATTATTTACTACAGGATCATTTGTTTGTTGAACATTTTGTCCCCCTGTCATCATTTCATTGGCGGCATTATTAGCGAAAGCCATTTCTAAATGAGGTTTCGCTTTATCAATGGCGCTCATATAATATTTATTACTTTCTTCTTTGTCATTTTCATAACCCTTAATAATTCCTGATATGAAATCTGTTTTAGATGCTGTTTTTGCTGCCATAACTTTATCTTTATCCGCACATTTTGTTCCACCCAATGTTTCGAATAATTTGTCTACCCATTTATTAGCTGTATCTAAATCATTAACTTTAACACAGGAATCTGGTTTAATTTTTTTATAGTGCGGTTGAGGATTATTTGGATTAGTCTTAGGGACACATTGGCCATTAGCTAAATAACAAACTCCATCTTTAAAATACATTTCTCTACATGAATCTCGTTTATCGCATTCAGCCGCACAATCTTGTAAAGTATTAGCTTTTACACCACAATCCGTCCCGTTTAATGATGTTTTACATAATACATAATTATTATCCCAATCCTGACATTGTGACTCTCCTGTATATTCATAGCCTGATGGAGCTTCCTGATTTTGCATACCCTCAGCAAAAGTATTACCAGTATTAAGTTTTCCTTTAATATCTATATAAAAATGATACACTGTAAATAAAACCATAATCGATATCATTAAGTAAAATAGCATTTGTATATAATTAAGTAATATATTTATTTTACTAAATTATATCTCTAATAAAACACGCTCCAGACAGAATCATATGGTTTGGGGTTTATGGTATCATTGGTAGGTTTATATGAATCCGTGTATTTTCCACTCATACCATTCATGCCTTTTGCAAAATCATAATTTCCTTTACCTGTTATATAAGCATTTGTTTTATCGCTCATCATTCCTGTTGTTCTGTTAGATGTTTGACTTTGCGGAATAGTGCCATTCTGAATAATACTAGAGTTTAATTCTGTACTAGAAAGTAGTGTCTGAACTGTATTCATAATTCTAGATTTTGTTATATTTAAATGAGGAGGTCTTGCACCATCTTCTTTATCTTTTAAGTGTCTAGATACTATTCTTCCTAGTGTTTCATAATCATTTTCTTTAATATTTGGAAGTACGAGATTTCTTATCTTGGCAACATCCAACATAAAACTTTTGCCTACTCTTATAAAACTATATTGATCCTCGGCATTTAAGGGGATGTCTTCAGGTATTAAATTTTTATTTGCTAAAACTTCTTGAAGTATTTGTTCGTTAAAAAGTGTAAAGTTGTTTGGTTTGGAAAAACTGGTATTCGATATAACTGCCGATGCCTGACCTACCGGACCATATTGTTGGCTTACAGAACCAGCAGAAATGCCCGATGATTGTTGTTGTATTTGTTGATGGAGTTGTTGTATTTGTAATTGTTGAAGTAGCATTTTCTGATTTAATTGTTGCTGTTGTTGGTTCTCTTGTTGTCCCATTTGTTGTTGGTTCTGT